GGTTAATCCAATCAATATGTACAGGCTCCCAGGAATTATCATGGAGATTCCAAGCAGGATTATACTTTGGATCAGGGCTAGAAACATCAGTTGCCTGGTTAGCGTAGACATCAGGCCAATCTGACCAGTCAGGCATCATGACTGAACAGTTAGTGCTGACCCAGAATGCCTATCCTTGTCGTCTGCAAACTGTATGTTTTCAATAGCATTCTCATATCCCTTTGCCCATATTGCCAGCCTGGCATCATTCTGTACAAAGGGTTCTAATTCAAGTAGTGCACCATATAGGTACACATCTGGTGCGTTCTTCAGCATCCAGTTCTCAGGTTCTGCTGTGGATAAGGATGGGAACTTACGCCAGAATAACATCTCCATTTCGTAGACTCCAGACGGTACCGGACCAATCCTAATCTCATTTGCTATGATGGTGTAAAAGGAGGGGACACCAGACCCCATGTTCCAGGATTCGTATATCTCTGGGCTGACATATCGTAGAGATACGGTTGGCTCTTGATTAAGTCTGAATTCCCTCATCTGGAGGTAGTTCGCTGGTAGGGCATAGTTAGACTGTCCCGACACAGTGCTGGCAAACTGACTCTGTTCCATTGATCGTAGCCGTAAGGACCGATTGAATCGTGCCTCAGTCAGGGTAATAAAGTCTGGGATGAAATCCACAAGATCATCACGATCTGCCCAGTTTGCTATGGAGGCTTGTAGGCCAGCGTATGTAGTTAATGACATAGTTATACCCTGCTATTGTGTGTTCGTAGAAATTTGTTATCAGGATCATTCAGGTACTTTGCTAGTAGCACCTCATCCTTCTGTATTGCACCATTAGTTTCCTTCATCCAGTTCTGCCAGACAACCAGGGGGATCGATGCAACCTTCCTCAGGTCTGATTTAGAATTGATACCGCTGTGATGCTCTTCCTTATTTGCTTTGAGTATAGGGTCTACATCCTGGTACTTTGTTATATGAAACGTACCATCCGACTCTTCCTCAAACGTAGTGTTCTTATCAAAGATTGTTTTAAACGTGGCCAATTCCACCCACCTCTGCCACCCTCTGTGGCTTTTTGTAGGCTTTAGCCAAGACCTTCATAACATCCAACTTCTTGCCCTTCTTTTTGCTCTTAGGCATGACTGGTCTACCATCTTTAAAATCTGTTTTCTTCATGTTATCTCCGTACTAAAGGGGAGCCCCGAAGGGCTCCCTATTAGGTTAATGGTTAAGCGTCAGCAACCCAACCGGTTACTTTGGCATTGGCATTTTCGTTCTTGGAACGTAAGCCGTATTCCACAAGCAACTGTTGTGTCTTGCTGTCACCAGTACGTGCTAAATCATGAGTCATGAATGATCTGAGGTATGCTATATCCCAGAATTCAAAATCAAAGAAATAGCCTGTCTTCTCTGGCATCAAACGATTTGGTACGACCTTCAGGTTCCCGAAATCGGAAACATAAATGTCAACAGCAGCCACAAGATGGGCAGCCGATGTAGCATTTGCAGTAGTCTGCAACGGGCTAACCGTCTGGGCCATCAATGAGATTGCCTGTTTCAATGCACCATCTACCATGATGGTATCAGGTTTGGCACCGGCAGTATAACAATTAGACATTGTTACACGGATATCACCTTCAATATCTCCAGCCGAAGAAGCATTGTCTTTCTTGATAGTATCAATCCAAGCACCAACAGCCTTGGTTGTACGGGCAGTGGTTGCCGATACACCGTCAGACCCGGCCTGAGTAGACAGTAGGATTTTCTCCATGTCCAACTTCAGTTCCTTAGCCTTCTTAGCCATCTGGTAAGCATGGGACGATTTCTGTCCTGCAAAATCGACAGCATCTGCCGTTCCTGAAGTTTGGATCGTCTTGCCACTTATTTGAGTATAATTCGTCAAACGGACTGTTTCCGCTTGGACCATTGAATCGGCATCTGCCCCTTCAACAAGGGCATTACCTGCATCGGCATCAGCCAATGCATCGGTCTGCCACTCAAACAAAGTGTTATCACAAGAGGACTTGCCGATACCACTCATAAATGGTGTCTCCTCCGGTGAAATGTTGTATATGATATTTGATAAATCCTCACGAATGCCTATTGCATCGTAAGTGTCTCTGGTACTAGCCATAATATTCTCCTATAGTATGTCCTCCAGTAAAGCCCCGGCATCTTTGACGGAACCTGACTGTTGTAGTTGTTTCATTGATTTGGCTTTACGCCGTTTTGCAGCATCAATCTTGGTGCGCTTGGTACCCGGCTTTACCAACTTTGGCTTGTTCTTTAACTTCTTGGATTTAACGTCTGCATTCTGGAGAGCGTCATACTTCATCGCCTTCATGAGTACATGAATTGATCTGGAGTCTGCTATGCCATCTAACTCCGCTTTCGTATACCCCTGTGACGAACCGTATTCTTTTATCTCTCCGGCTAACTTTGGCTGTTTAGTAGGATCGGCCCAGTCCGGTATGAGTTCTGCAAGTCTTTTAGTCTCCATACTCATAGACGATCGTTTAGCCTGAGCCATCTCAGATTGCTGTTGTTGCGTAATCCTTTGATGGTTCTGGTTAACTAACTGTAGCCTTTCCTTCTCTTCACGGAGTTCATCCCGTTGAGTGACGTAGGCTATAGGGTCTTCCTGTTTCAACCTGGCCCAGTCTACCGTAGCAAACCTGTTAATCCCCTCAGAGAGTTGATGTCCAAGTTGTGATAGTGCCTGTTGATACTGCTTTCTTTCTTGAGTTAGCAATTGGTACTGCTCATTGAACTGGGTTTGGTATTGCTCCAATCCCTTACGTTCATCTGCTATCTCTTGAGTCTTTTTGGTGTAATCCGATTGTCTGGAATATCCGGCTTGTAATTCTTCCAATGTAACTTCAACGTTCTCTCCGTCAACCTTGACAGAGTACACATCAGCCACATCCTCACCTTCTTCCTCACCATCGGTTTCTGATTCGTCTTCATCCTCATCGGATGCATACTCCTCAGCCTCATCATCTGAAACATCCTCTTCCTCTACAGGTTCTGATTCTGTTTCCTCAACGGGTGTTTCTTCTTCAGTTGCTGGTTGTGCATCATCTGCATCCAGTAAACTTAGAATGGCCTCTTGAGCCTCTACTACGCTTAGTGCTTCAGTTGTGGGTGCTGCCGTTGCCGGGGCACTATCCACTTTTGTTTCTGCGTTCATTTAAATCTCCGTTAGTCTGTTTCTATGTTCATGTATCTGCCCTTCTTCAAAGACTGATACTATATGATTGTATATTTTATCTACCACCTTAAGTTCTAACCACAGTTGCTCCCTATCAGTGGTTGCATGTGCTGTGGTATTCTCCCACTCCAACATTATCTGAGTTTTTAAACTCTCAAATGTCTCTATAAAGATTGGGTTCTTTAGTAGTATTTCGGCCTCCCTTACTCTATCCAATTTTCATCGGCCTCCCTGTCTCCAACTCAGCTGCCAGTTCCGCTAATTTAAATTTATTATCCATCTTAACGTCCATTAACTCCGTTTCGGCCTTCTGTTCCTTGACCTTGAGTTCTCCCTGCTTGACTGCTGTATCTACCTTCACAGCCTCAAGTTGAGCCTCTATCATTGGATCAGGCGGAGGAGGTGGTGGTTGCTGCTCTGGGGGAGTAATGTAGTCTGTCACATTCTGGTATCCCATTGCATTCATTAGTGCTGAAACCAGGTTAAACATGTTCTGCTCACTGATCATCTTGGAGCCACCGGACTTGGCTTGACCAGCCATTTGTACCAGTTGCTGTAATTGACCAATCTGCATATCCTTGTTGCCATGTCCCAGGGCTACTGATACCGTACAATACATGTGATCAACCCAACTGGTGGGGTCTACATCAACCCAACTGCCACGTAGTTTGATTACTGTCTTACGGTCCATGTTCTTTACCAGTAGTTCGTATATACGGAGCATCAATTCCTTGACACCGGTTTCTGCAAACTGTCTGGCTACTAATTCAATTCTGCTTTGTGATGCTGTCATCACTGCATTCACAGCGGTTGCTGTGGTATGGGATGTCAGGGCATCGGGGTTAAGTCCTTGACTGGTCTTACTGACCCCTGCTCTCTCCTCACGTATTGAATCGATATACTCCAGCATCTGGAAGGTATAGGGTTCAAGGGTAGGGGTAGCCAAGGGAGTGACAGCCTGTGGGGATTTAACTCTTACTATGCCGCCTGGGCGTGCGGTCAGCAAATCATCCAAATTCGCCTGACCTTCAAGGACGGCATATCGTCCGTAGTTCTGGTTGTACATATTGTCCAGCAAGTTACGTATCAGGGTGCTCTTCATCTCCTGAAGTGGCATAACCAGGTCAGCAATGGACAGCCCATAGAACTTGTGGGGTATCTTGATTGGGGTGATACTAATGAATGGGATGTTGTCTATCTCCTCATTAGAGAGGACAGTAGAGCCAACAGTGCAGACCTTACGTAGTTCTGCTATTCCATCATCGTCAAAGTCTGTAGTGATGTAGGATTCATGCAGATAGTATTCCTGCATCGACTCCTCACTGGCAGCATTGGACAAACCAAACATGTTGCCGGAACTATCGAAACTGAACCTGGACTGATCGCCAGTATCCCACGATGAGTTGCCATCAGCACCCTTTAAGTCTTCAACATCTATATCAGGCCACATCACTTTTAATTCAGATAAGGTCTTACGGACACGGTGACAGATGAATCTGGCATCCTGTATCTCCTTTGCCTCACGGTTAATCAGGAACTCTTCAGGTGGTACGTTAGCCACCTCAATCTTACCACCGGCCATTGATCGTTTGATCACTACATCATGTACACCGGTCTGGGGTTGATCG